GTTCAGTAAAGTGGAAACCCCACCAATGGCCCCGGTCGATGTGCTCCAGGGGCTGCGACCACCCCCGCCCGAGATGGACATGGGCCTGTGGCCGTCGGTTCTGCAAACACGGGCGCTGGAGATCTCCGACAGCGTTGGGTGCGACCCTTTGGTCCCTTTGTTCGCTGGGTTGAGCGCTGTCTGCGGGGTGGTTGATGCCCGCATCAGGCTCGAACTCATGCCAGGCTTTCGCGTGCCCCCGGTGCTTTGGCTCATGACCCTGGGCGACCCAGCCGACAAGAAGTCCCCAGGTTCGCGCCCCATGCTGGCATCGCTCAAGGACATCGAGGCAGAAGACCGGCCACGGTATCAGAAGGAATTGCTCGACTGGGAAGGCAAGGAGGCAGCGTACGCCAGCGCCAAGAAGTCGTTCCTCGAGTTCTCAGCCAGCCCCGATGCTCTGCTCGGGGGCCAGCCCCCAGCGGTGCCCGAGATGCCACCGCAGCCCGTGCCGCTGAAGATCACCGTCTCCGACATCACGAGCCAGAAGCTCGTGCGCTCGGCATCTGAGCGGCCTCGGGGGCTGCTGTGCCACCTTGATGAGATGAACTCATGGATCAGGAAGCTGACAGACAAGACCAGCGGGGAAGACCGCTCTGCGTGGGTGGTGTCCTACGAGAGTGAGCGTTACGAGATGGACCGCGTGGGCGCTGGGGCCATCCATTGCGAGAACCTGGCTGTCAGCATCTACGGGAACATCCAGCCCACAATTTTTAAGCAAAACCTGGCTTCTCTCGCAGCGGATGGCCTGTTGCAGCGTTTTATACCAGCGATCCTGCGAAGCAGCAAGACGCGCCTAGGTAACCCGGTGCCTGAGTACATGACGAGCGCCCAGGCGTGGGAGAACACGCTGCGATTGGTGTACGCCCTGCCCCCGCAGACCTACAAGTTGTCGCCCGAGGGGTACACAGCCTATCGGGATTTCCAGGCATGGTACGAGGGGGCCAAGCAGGACGAGAGGCTGCTCAACGCGTCCAGCGAGTATATGACTGCCTTCGGTAAGCTCGAGGGCACTGCGGGGCGCCTGATCCTGCTGATGCACCTGATGGAGAACCCGTTCAGCCCCAGCGTGGATGCAGCCATCGTGGGGCGCGTGGTGGCGCTGGTTAAGGGGTACATCATCCCCGCGTTCCGTTACGCCCTGGGCGAGCTTGCAGGGGTGCTGGATGACTCGTTTGATCAGTGGATGACCGACTACATTATCCAAGTGAGCGGGGAAACGCAGATGGTGGACCTGCGGAGCCTGAAGCGCTCAGCCCGCCGGCGCCTGGAGGGCAAGACCGAGTGGCAGAAGGATCAGATGGTGCTCGATGCCATGTACACCCTCGAGAAGGCCGGCTGGGCCATGCAGGTCGAAGAGAAGATGACCAAGCACCATGTGGTTTGGGCCATCAACCCGAGCATCGCCACCATGTTCCGTGATCACCGGGAAAAGGTCATCAAGGCCAAGCAGCGCCATGCGGACTACATCTACCGCTACGCCACGGCCAAGGGGTACGAGCGCAAGCTGGTCAAGGGGTATGACCCTGAGTCGATGGAGTGATCGATTTGACCCAGCGGCTGGTTCAAAGCCTTAATCGGCTTGACCGTTGGTTCGATGCCTTAATCGGCCATCGGCTGGTTCAAAGCCTTAACCGGCTTGACCGCTGGTTCAATGCCTTAATCCAAAGTTTTGCGCGGCCTCCCCCTGCGCCCGGTGGGGGATGGGGCCGGCTCGGCCGCTGGGGCCGCTGGCCCAGGCGCAGGCTCAAGGGCGCCCAGTAGGGCAGGGGCCAGGGCTTCGAGCATACCCAGCACGCCCAGCAGCCGGACGGCTGAGGCATTAGGCGATCGCTGGCCTGCGGCCCATTTGCGAAGGGTAAACACTGGCACGCCCAGTAGGTCAGCGGCCCGGGCTTCGGAAAGCCCCCGGCGGGCTATCAGGGCCAGCAGATCAGCGGAGAATTGTTTATCGGTCATATCAGGGTCCAATGGAAAAGCCCCCGGGGTTGACCGGGGGCGGGGGTGACTGGGTTACTTGCGAAAGATCAGGGATAGAAGGATCAGGATCAGCCGGGCCAGCACTGCGGCCCCGCCGACGATCAGGGCCAAGGCGGTCAATCGGTGCCCCCTTCGCCCTTTTCAATAGCCGCGAAAATGACGGACTGGTCATAGTCCGAAGTGACGGAAGGGGCGGGGTAATGGCCGGCCAGCCGCTCGAAACAATTATCAAAAAATTGTCTGTAGGCATCAGCGGGTCCGTTGTCGCGCTCCCAGCGGGCCAGCGAATCATCAGCGGCTTTATCTTCGAGTTCTTCAAGCTCGCGGGCCAGTGCGTCGCGTTCAGCCTCAAGGGCGGCGATGCGGGCGAACAGTTCAGCGGCCATTGTGAAACCCTCAGCATAGGCGATGCGTTCAGCGTCGGCGGCGGGCAGTGTCAGTAGGTCAATCATGGTTCAATTTTCTCGCTGATTTTTCAATTGCTCAATTTCTGCGATGGCATCGCCTAAAGCCCGCCGTAATGGTGTTGTCTCCTTTGGTTTTTGTGCTTCGCCCAGTACTCGGGTAAAGCGCTCGAGTCCTACACGGTCAACAATAGTGTCCAGATCAGCCAGGGCAGCGGCCCGGGCCTGTGGGACCGTCAGATCACGCGATGCGACCGGCAAACCCTTGTAGGTGGCGCTTACCCGGCAAACCCGATACCCGCTGACCGGGTCAGACACAATCCAGTCACCCTTGCCGGCAAGCACTGGCTCCTGATGCAGGGCTAAGCGCCATGCATCGGACCCCCGGATGAAAATAATCGGGTGATACGGGATATCGTCCGACGGCACGCCCCCGGGCAGTGCGATTTTGAATGTTTTCTTCATGGTTTTTCCTTCAAGCAGCGAGCCGCAGATTAATTACACGGTGGCGCAACCCATGAGCGGGAAAGCCTACGATGGTGTCACGCTGACGCTGGCACAGTTGACAAGTGGCGCAGGAAACATCGTCCCGCTGAGTCGCCGGGCAAACCACCACCCGGCGCCCCGCGGGGGTCTGAGTGTTTTGCGATTGTGTGCTGGGCAGCACCACCACCACCGGGCCCGCCCCAGTGTCAGCCAGATAATCCGCATCGGTCAGATCATTGGCGCTCAAGTTGACGGTAAAGCCCCACTCGTTCGCATGCCTGATCCACCCTAGGCTAGCCCGGTCCCTATGGTGCGAATAGGTAAACCCGCGCTTACCCCGGTTTGCCGCTACAAGTTGACCTAATTTGACCGCGTCAACAGTGCCGCCTATCTGGGGTAGATCCCCTGCCTGATTGTGGCGCCACAGTTGATCATCGGGTAATGCGACGACTGATTGGCAGAACTGACCCCAGTCGGTGCCGCGTGTGCCAACGCTGACCGCTGCCCAGTGCAGCGCCAGCGGCCCGGATGCGGCATAACATTCTGTCCGCATCGCGCAGTCGTCGGGGCATGAATCGCGCTCAGTGGTGCTAACGGGGATTGGCCCGGTTTTGACATTGGCCGATTTGAGGGAGAGGTGGACCCGCATTATTTGCCCCCTTTGCGAGCGCTCACGCGGACCACATGATAGGGGTCACCATGCACAGTGTGGGCAGTGATCAATTGGTGCGACGGGTCAAACCGACGGGCTATCGTTTCCCAGTCGATGCGCTCACGCCCGGCCAACAATGACACAGTGGCGCGATGCAGGGTACCGTCAATCGCGGGCATGTTCGAAGAGATGAGGAATTCCTTGATGGTGTCTGACTCAGCGGTCAAATCAGCGACAAGGGCTTTTATCTCGGCCAAGCGGTCAACGAGTCCGGCCAGGATAGCGGGGGCTTCGGGTTTGGTCATGGTCATGGTCCTTTTTACAGTTACGGGTTACAAAGTGCAGGGCTTGCGCCCTGCTGGGTTAATCAGGCCCGCAGGATCGCGGGCAGTTGCATGAGAACGATCAGGGCGAAGGTGCCAAGCACGCCGGTAACAATCGCGCCCAGGGCGATCAGCCAGTTCGGGGGTTCTTTACGCTTAGGGGTCAGATCGAAATAGTGCTGGGTGTGTTTGCTCATGCTTGCCCCCTTGCGATCAGATCAAGGGCAAATTCTTCGGCGCCGGGATCGGTGCAATCAATCTCACCCACCACGCGATGGGGAGAATCAATATGGGAATACGTTTCGGCGATGTCGAAGGCATCGGCGTAATAGTTAACGATATGCGCCCGGGCGATCGCATCGGTGCGGGCAGTGGCGCGGATCGGATCTACGCGACCCGTCCTGCGATTGGTGATTTTGAAAGTGTATTGTCTCATGGTGATCCTTTACAGGGTTACGGGTTACAGTGCGAGTGCTCAAAAATTAAGCAATTCCTAAGCACTCCCGAGCATCATAACACGGGTTGACCCACTGGGTGATAGATAGGGAAAACACCTAGTCAATCTTACGAAGTTGTAAGAATTGAGCTACCAGGGAGCAAAGGTATCACCTGACCCCGTTTTTCCGTGCTTACTGACCCGCTGGGTCATATCTAGGTAAGTGGTGACAACTGGCCCTTTTATCTCGGGGGGTCGATTCTCGGAAAACGAGATTCTTTGTGCTGTTTTGAAAATCGTCTAAACCGGGGGGTCGCCTGCGCGAAAGGCGCATCTGTCACAAACGCCCCTAAAAACCCGCTGGGTCACCCTGAATCGGTGTTTTCTGGCCCATTGGGTCAATTTAGCCCCCTGATTCTCTGACCCATTGGGTTTCCCCTGATCCCCTGACCCGCTGGGTTTGCTGACCCACTAGAACCCGCTGGGTTGACCCTGATCCCCTGACCCAGCGGGTCGCCGGGTGCCGGGATCGATTGCCGGCGGGTGCCGGGCGCCCTGACCCAGCGGGTCGCGGATGCTGGGGGCGCGGGGTTCGGCGCCGAGGGGGCGGGGGAGGGCCGGCGGGCCGGGGGTGCTGGGCCGGGAGGCACCGCGAACAATTTTTTATTTTTTCAAATTAACCCAAACACCACTAACCCAGCGGGTTCACTTGCACCACTGAAAATCCCGTGGTAGCATCCACAGCACTATGGAACAAGGAAGCCCTCAATCCGTAGGCACGGCTGTCGCCAGTGAACAATCAATCGAACTGCCCAACTGGCTGTCGTGCCCGGACCCCAAGCCACCGAAGCTCCCTGCGGAGTCGCGGGAGTTGCTGCACACCCAGTACGAGCAGATGTTCGAGCGCGTCATCGAGCAGGTCTACCGGGGCCGCAGCCTGCGCGACCTCCTCGAAGATGACTACCGCATCGTCTCGTACGAGGACTTCCTCAAGTGGGTCAAACGTGACCCGATGCGCCATGAGCGGTTCAAGGAGGCGCAGGAGTCGAGAACCGAGTTCATCGCCGGCGAGATCCTCGAGATTGCCGATGCCGAGGACAGCATCGAGGATGTGCAGCGCTCCAAGCTCAAGATCGACACTCGCAAGTGGCTCATGGGCGCGTGGAACAAGAAGAGGTATGGCGAGGTCAAGCAGGTCGAAGTGGCCGGGTCGATCTCGATCACCGAGGCGTTGCAGCAGGCTCAGATGCGGATCGTTGAGGCTGAGGTGATGGACATCGAACCGAAGCAACTGGAGCAGTGATGCAGCGACTCAGGTACAGCCCCGAGGAGGAGCAACTGCTGATGACGCAGTTGTGGTCGTCCCAGATTGCCAACAACCCAGAGACGTTCGTACTGTTTGCGTTCCCCTGGGGGCAAAAGAACACGCCACTCGAGCGGTTCAAAGGGCCGAGGAAGTGGCAGCGCGAGGTGCTCCGTGAGATTGCCGACTTCATCCGCGACAACCGGGGACGGATCAGCGCAGATGAGATGATCGATGCACTGCGATCGGCGGTGTCCTCTGGCCGGGGTGTGGGTAAGTCAGCACTCGTGTCCTGGCTGATCCTGTGGATGCTGTCCACCCGGATAGGCAGTTCCGTCGTCGTATCGGCCAACAGCGAGACGCAGTTGAGAACGGTCACCTGGGGTGAGTTGACTAAGTGGGCCACGATGTCGATTAACGCCCACTGGTGGGAGCCTTCGGCCACTAAGCTGGCCCCCGCTGCCTGGCTGACTGACCTTGTTGAGCGTGACCTCAAGAAGGGCACCCGGTACTGGGGCGCTGAGGGTAAGCTGTGGTCCGAGGAGAACCCAGACGCCTACGCCGGTGTCCACAACATGGACGGCATGATGGTGATCTTCGACGAGGCCAGCGGCATCCCGGACAGCATCTGGTCCGTGGCGGCTGGCTTCTTTACCGAGAACATCTTGGATCGGTACTGGCTCGCGTTCTCCAACGGTCGGCGCAACACCGGGTACTTTTACGAGGCGGTGGACGGCTCGAAACGGGAGTTTTGGAGGAGTCGTAAGATCGACGCTCGCACCGTCGAGGGCACCGACAAGTCGATCTATGAGCAGATCATCGCTGAGTACGGCGAGGACTCCGACGAAGCCCGGGTCGAGGTGTACGGTGACTTTCCCAAGAGCGGCGATGACCAGTTCATCATGCCCTCGCTGGTCGATGACGCCATGAAGCGGCCCAAGTACAAGGACATGACAGCCCCCGTGGTGCTTGGCGTCGATCCGGCCCGGGGCGGCATGGACAGCACGGTCATGGTGGTGCGCCAAGGGCGTGACATCGTGGCGATCCGGCGGTTCAAGGGCGACGACACCATGACCACCGTGGGTAACGTCATCGACATGATCGAGGAGTTCAAGCCCACCCTGACGGTCATCGACGAGGGTGGCCTAGGGTATGGGATACTTGACAGACTGACCGAGCAGAGGTACAAAGTCCGTGGGGTGAACTTTGGCTGGAAGGCCAAGAACCCCGTGATGTGGGGTAACAAGCGGGCTGAGATGTGGGGCGCGATGCGGGAGTGGCTGAAAACGGCGTCACTTTCTGCGGACAGGCAGCTTAAAACTGACCTGACCGGGCCCATGAAGAAGCCGAACTCGGCGGGAACCATCTACCTTGAGGGCAAGAAGGAAATGAGAGCACGAGGACTATCATCGCCTGATGCGGCAGACGCGCTGGCCGTGACCTTTGCGTTTCCGGTTGCACATCGAGAGTACAATGACCGCATAATTACCCGGCGCAACGCCCAGAATGGCGCTGCATCGACATCTTGGATGGGGTCGTAAATGGCAAAAAAGGGTGTGTCTCTTAGCGTTGGACGGGGCGAGAAGCTACCTGTCAGCAAGGGCGCGGGCCTGACAGCCAAGGGCCGCGAGAAGTACAACGCCGCCACGGGCTCTAACTTGAAGCCGCCAGCCCCGAGCCCCAAGACCAAGGCTGATCAGGCACGCAAAGACAGTTTCTGCTCACGCATGGGTGCCGTCGCGGCGAAGGCTAAAGATGGTGAACGGGCCAAAGCGGCCCTTAAACGATGGAAGTGCTGATCATGGCTACTAAACCCGGACTTTACGCAAACATCCATGCTAAACAGGAGCG